ATGAAGGTAAACTCCCATCCACTGCGATATCTAGGCTTATGCCCACCGATATACTTTTCGGGGTTTCTTACTTCGTATACACCCTGTGCAAAGTTAGCCATTATACAACCACGTTACGCTGTACGTTCTCATTAGGAGTGGGTGTTGCGCTTACTCCGTATAAAGTTGTCTTACTCTTTAAGCTGTTTAGATAGTAAGCCATAAGAGCAGTTGTCTCTAGCTTAGTTGTGCCTTGAAGGTAACTTAATAATGTTAATGAATTTTCACCAGTAATACTAGCTATTCGAAATAACATTGTAGTAAAGTTATCTGCAATATCTTCTTTTTCTGAAACTGAAAGAAAATAGGATCTTACAATCTCGTACTCATTTGCATTAATGTTAATATCAAAATTGTAAAAACTATCAAATACTCTTACTGTTGCATCTAACTGTGTTTGTGGACCGTCTACTATTTGTGCCATATATACCTCGTAGTATATTTATTTCTTAACTGCATTGGCTGCACTAACTATAGCAGTGCCAACAGGAGTACTACCAATAGCAGTATTTGTACTTTTAACAACGGATGATGCTGCCGATGGGAAGTTAAACAAAGTGTTTCTGTTAGGTGTTCCCATGATAGCATCTGCTGCCATACCAACTGCTTCGCCTTTAGCAATATTAAGAACGTTCTTAGGATTCTTGAATGTTTTAGCAACAGTGCCTGCCTTCTGGATAGCGCCCAAGAAGTTAGGTGGAACGTTAGTTAAGTCGTCCATGAATCCGCCAGCAGCGTCAACTAGGCCACCTTGACCGAGAATACTAGAGTTACTACCGGGTCTATTGATAGGACTGAATGTTCTATCGTAGTGGTCTTGTTTACCGAACAATTTAACGATTTCATCAGGCTTTCTACCATCTAATGCACCTTCGTAGTACTTTACTGTCTCGTACTGTAGTGTCATTGTGTTTTCCATGATGCCGCTACCCTCAGAGTAACTATGTGTATCATGTTGGAAGCTTTCAATGATAGGATTAACTAATCTATACATTGAGAAATTGTGTTGACTTAAACCAAAGATGTCAATGGTTCTAAAGAATACTGGTTTAGTAGCACCTAATGCTGCACCAGTTGGAGTTGGCTTATCATTACCTTCACCGATGTATCCCCAATCATGGTCTTTACTTGAGATATTATCATAGATGTTTCTATTACTAGTACTACCAGGATTTAAATCAGTCTGTGACGCATCCTTGTAATAGTAAGTGTAGTATGTGTGCCATAATTTACGAATCAAATTTGCGTTATCATCATGGAATGTGATAGTAATAGGATCGTATTTGATTTTTGTTTGAACAACACGTTTACGGTTGTATTGATTCATCGTAGCTAAGTCAAAACTGAACTTAGGTAATTGAACTGTTTTGACTGCTAGACCGAAGTTTCTATCTTCTGGAAGTCTGCCTGTGGCAGCAATCAAATCAGTATTGATATCAAAGTAAACGTGAAAGAGAAATTTGAACTTTGGGGCGTAAGCGTAATTGCCGGCCACAAAGGTTTTACTTGCGTGAGTATAATCACGCAAGTAATCATTGCCAAAGAATGCATCAACTGCACCTTTGGCTTGAGTCTTTATCTGACTAACATTATCCCGTAACAGGTTCTGAAAGAATCCTGACATTTAAATATTAACCTAGACCAGTAACTGATGTACCACCGAATGCACGGCCAACTGATGTACCAACGCCAGAAGCCAATGGTGATTGAATTGCGTTATCGAAACGAATTGACAACTGAATAGTTGCTGGATCGTTTGACTTGTAATCCATGTTGTTATAGTTTGCAGACTTGATGAAGCAACCATACAATTCCCATGTTTCTAAAACGTTAGGAGTCATTGTACCGTTACCACCGTCTAAGATTTCGTAGTTGATTTGGAACTTGTAATCTTGACCTGTAGCAGCAGATGCTTGTTCAACGAAGTCGAACTGCTTCTGTAGTTGTTGACCAACTAACTTAGAAACGTTACCAGCAGCATCGTCACGCAAGTTGATTTGAGTCTCTTGCCATGAATGCTTACCAGCTAAGTATACCTTGCTGTTATAAATGTCTAATGTAACTTCTTCAAACGAAACGTTAGGACGTTGAATGTCCATAACTTGCTTAGTCAATTCTTGAGTAGAACCACCTGTACCGAAGTTGATGAATAGTGCTCTGAAACGATACTGCAACTTAGGCATCAACAGACCTTGCGAACTAGGTGTGTTGTCTGCGCCAACTGTCATGTTAAAGAGTGATTGTGAGGCTGTTGCCATATTATGTATCTCCTGTTATAATTATTTATCTTAAATAAACCCCCGTCTCCGGGGGATTATTTTTACGCTCCTAGAGCCCCTGTGTTCAATAAGCGAACTGGAATGTAGATGAATTCCGCTGCCTTGACTGGCTCAATAGCAATGTCGATCCATAATTCATTTCTGTCGATACGAGATGGAGTATTGTTACTTGTATCACAAACTACCAAGTAGTCATACAATCCACGTTTAGCAACTAAGTCGATAAACAATGATTGAACAACTGCTGTGATTTGTTGACGAGTCAACGCATCGTTTGGTTCGAATACGAACGGACGTGCTGCAATCATCAACTGTGTACGAATGTAAGCAACTAGACGAGCTACGTTGATACGATCCAATGCTGATGTTGAGTCGAATGAGTTCTTGTTACCATAGTTCAACAAGCCAACACCTGTAAAGAATGCTAGTGGGTTGATTTGATTAGTATACAATACATCACGGATGCTCATGCGGTTCTTAACTGTCTGGAATTCACCAGTCGTTGCATCTAAGTAACCGATGTTTGTAGCATTGTCAATTGTACCACGGCGTGTACCAGCTGGAGCTAACCAAGGATAACCGATAGTGTCATTGCGTAACAATGTACGTAACATCATGTGTGATGCTGGAACTACTGCAGGAGAACCTGACAAGTCTGTTGTGATACCGCTTGGGTAGAATACACCCATGTAACTGTCACGTGTGACCCAACCAGCTTCACCAGATGCTGTAGCACCTGCTTGGTTAGTTGCCCATGCAGTGATTTCAGTTGCAGAATCCTTCAAACGTAATGGAGTGTCACCAACGATAAACGCTGTGTTGTGACGGTCATTGTTCAATGACACCATATCAGGTTGTAGTTCTGGGTAGCCAGGGCATGAAATCAAGTTAAAGAAGTTGTCTTCTTCACGGATCGTCTGGTTAGTACCGATAGCTGCTTTCAATGCTTGTACTACTAGAGCACGTTGAGCCTTACGACCCATGTGAGCTGAACCGTCTGCTGCTAAACCGCTAGCACTTACCCATGTGTAATTTACTTTAGGTAAATTGACGTTTGAAGTAGGAGTAGCTGAGTTGTATGAACCAGCGCTTGGGTAGTTCTTACCAGTGAAGTAATCAGTCTTGAACTCTTTAACGTTATAACCTGAACGGCGTGTGTTAAACAACAATGTACCTTGTGGATATAGACCTGCATTTGGTGCGTCTAAATCTAAGTGGTCGCTTGTTAGCAAACTAGAAATCGTTGGTAGTGGATCTTCGACTGGATCAGTATCACTTCTTGGTGCCCAACGTGCGTCTGCAAATAAGATACCTTCACTTGATGTTTGGTCTGTCTTGTCAACCAATACCCACTGAGGGATAGTGTTTACTGCTTTCCAACGATAAATCATTGGATAGTTTTCTAAGTCGCTTGAGTCGATCCACAAGTCACCGTATGATAGAGCAGAACCGTCAGTTTGTAGTGAAGGAGCTGCTGCTGCTACGATTGGGCCTGATGGATCAGTTTCGCCAGCGTTGTTAGTAGATGATGTTGGGTGACCAGATGCATCAAATGCTACGTTTCTGTAACCTTTCCATGTGTTGCCCTTGTTAATCATAATGTCAACTGAGCTTGGAGTTGAGTAGTACCAATTTGTACCGTTACTTGGCAACGCTACTGGAGCGCCTTCGTTAGCTGTGTAAACTACTGGAACCCAGTTTGACAAGGAGATGCTGTAAT